TTCAAAGAGATATTGCCGGTAGAGATCAAGACGGTCGAGGTAGAGCGAAAGATTCCAACCCAGAACCGCCCGCGCCCTGTAAAGCTGTCGGACCTGCATTTTTACGTGGTGACAGAGGACACGTTCCCGGCGTTTAAAAAACGGTTTACAAAAGAGAACGGCGACCTGCTGTTTTACGCGATCAGCGTCAGGGACTATGAGACGCTTGCGCTAAACATGGCTGAGATTAAACGGTTCATAGAGCAACAGAAGCAGCTTATAATTTACTACGAAAAAGCTGTAGCACCCGCCCCAAAGACGAAAGAGATAAAGAATGATGGATGAACTGAGAGAGTTGCTTGAGGCTGACGAGGGCATAAAGCACGAAATATATCTTGACCATTTAGGCAAGGCTACAACCGGCATCGGACATCTTCTCGTGGAAAGCGACCCGGAATTTGGCTGGCCGGTGGGAACTGAAGTGACCGAGGCCCGCGTCAGCCAGTTATTCACGCAGGATGTGGCGACCGCAAAAACAGATGCGCTATGGCTTCAGCCTCATCTGGAGAGCTGGCCCGTGCCCGCGCAAATTACCGTTGTCTCTTTGTCGTTCCAGTTGGGCTCTCCCCGCTATACGCGTTTCGTTAAGCACCATGAAGCGTTGGAAGAACAGTTATGGATGACCGCTGCGGCAGAGTTGCGGGACAGTAAATTGTACAGGCAGACGCCTGAGCGCACTGAGCGTCACGCTCAAAGGTTAGAAAGCCTCGCAACCTAATCCTCCCCGTACTCCAATTCGAGCAGCAGTTCAGCGTAGTGAATTATCTTCTCTACGTCTGAACGGCCCTGCCCCTTCTTGCGGCGGCGCGTGGCGTATTTTATAATATTGCCCTCAAAATAATCCAAGCCGTTGGCGTGTATATATTCGACGGGCTGTATCACACAGTCCTTGTAGTGCCCTCCGCTCACCTGATTTTCCAAAGGCTGCTGACGCTTGTCCATAAACATTTTGTAATCCTCCTGTTTCACGGAATACTCCTTCTTATGGGGTTGACTTTTATATAGTTTGACCGCGCTCCTTGAACCGGGCATAGTTAATCGATTCCCGCTTCTTTAAGGCACCCTTTCCAGCTTTAAAGTTGTTGTTTTGTTGACTCTCCCTTGAAAACTACCCCCTCGTTGCATTTACGTAACGAGGGGGTTTTTTTGAACTTACCCCATTATACTCCGTACATAAAAGAGTGTCGCGCCTGTTGATTTTCTGTTGACAAAGAGTATGCGCTTTTATAGGCTGCTCCGGTTGTTGTTTAACCTGAGAACTGGAAAATATCATGTTGGAAAAACAAGCCGAACTGGACTTCCCGCAAGAAGCCCAAGCCCTTGTCGATAGCGTCCAAGACTGGAGCGAGGCCGTGCGTTGGGTGGACACCGCCGTGAAAAGCAAGCATCGCGCAATGTTAGAAGAGGGGCAGATTGCTTCCGCGGCGGCGCTTAAAGAAGCGTGGAACCGGATCAACCGGGGATGAAGCTCCACACGTCTGACGATGAATACGACGAGATCGTCGCGTTGTCACAAAAAGGGCGGACGCGCATTGTGGAGCTTCCGCGGAAGGTCGTTCGAAAAGTAGTTCTCGACCACCAACGTATGGTCACGAAGCTTTCTGATCTAAACGAGCAAATAGAATCTGGGAAACCCCCGAAAGGAACTTAAAATGACTGAGGTTTTTATCCTGATATTTCTGACCGCGTTCTTTCAAGTAATTCTCGGGCCTACAGTGTGACAACGTACATCGTCACACTACCTTGCCCAAGGTGCGCCGGAACAGGGGGGCTAATCCAACCTGCACTACACCTGTCTGGTGGTGACGTTGAACGCATTAAGTATTGTCCCGAATGCGAAGGAGCCGGAGAGGCCATTATTATTGAAAAGATGTACGAAAACATCGAAGATCTTGAGAAAGATTACCCGGAAGATTTAATTTTGAAGATTGAGACAATGCAATGAAAATACCCGCAACCATAATTGTAGACGGCGAGAACGTGAGAGTTGTAACCACACCGGGAAAGCCCGGCACGCCCCCTGTCCACGAACCGTGGGACCCGGAAAAGTATAACCCGGACGACGATCCGCGGAAGATTTTCTCCCGAATGAACTGGGTGTAGGATGATTTCGCCTCTCCTACGACGACTCCACCGAGCGTGGCGGATCATATACCTTATGCCCCCGTCTACGTGGGCAGGTTTTTTGTGCAACCGTAAGAAAAGGGAAAAGCATGACGGACACTTTGATTGAGGAGGCCCGAAAAGTTGCCATCCATTACAAAAACTATCAGGCCGGGCCGCTTCTCCTTCGCATGGCCGACCGCATCGAAGGGCTAGAGGAGGACAAAAGACCGCTCAACAGAGAAAACACCGCGCGGCTTTTGGCGTTTATTTCAACGGTTTCTCTTACCCCGATAAGCGTACTTGCGGCCAAGGCCGGTGTCGCCAAAAGCACCCTCACCCGGGTTTTCGACCCGAAAAGCCCGTATCTGCTGCGGCGCAAAAATCTGAGGAAGGTCATCGACACCGCCGAAGTGGTTGTGCATAAGCGCGTCCGTCTCAACTTTGGGAAAGTGCGCCGATCTCTTTACGACAGTGAGGTTGCAGACCTCCATGCGTACAACCAAGTGGTCTCTGTGTTGCTCGTCTACCGCGACGATGACGTTCGCATCTTCCACGAACTGGGAAACAATTCATGGGTGCCGTTGTTGAGGCTGATGAAACACGCAAAGGGAATACAATGAGTAAAAAAGGACGGCCCAGATCGTTGAACTACGCAGACGCAACGGCGCAAATACCCAGCCCGCGGTTAAGTGTACCAGACGTAGATTTTAAGGGCTCGTTTGCTGCAACCAAGCCGGTGGTGGCAATTACCAAAAAAAAGGCCCCTCTTGCCATACGACACCGGAAGGCCTCCCGGCTCGACAGGTTGATTTCCGAGAACCCAAATTGGGTTTAAAATAAACGAAGTGCATGGGGTGGCAATCTCACACTTTTAGTCGCGGTCGAAAGTAATACAGTTACCCTGCGCGGACCTGCCGCCCGGCCTTCGGGCTAGTGTACAGAGGTTCAAGGGAACAGCCGCAGTTAATTTGTTGTTGACAGCATGTATGCGCCTTTATAGGATGCCCTTCGTTGTTTAATTTACACAAGGAGATCAAGCATGTTCATCGGATCAAGATATTCGTTAGTTGAACCGGACGGCAGTCGCTCGGTGTTGGGCTACAGTATGATTGTAATCAAGGACCGGGTGCTGTCCCGCACCGAGGAGCGTGTCCTTTTTAATGAACCGGGTGATGGGTACGCAGGGGGCACCAAAACGGTCACCTCACATCACTACACGTTGATGTGCCTCGTGGACAACGGAGACAGTGCCGAGATTGACGAAGAGGAGTTTCAGAGCGAGGTCATCGCCGGGTTATACGAATACTCTGGCAGCAAGACATGAACGAAGCCCAGCGTTTTATTAACGGCATGAACTGGTTGGGGCAGCAACTTGCCGCCCCAACCCTTACCGAGCGGCGCATAGCCCGGTGCGAAGACGCACGGGACGCGGCCCGCGATCCGGACATCCAGATTATTTGGGAAGGCAAGGCGCGCCAACTCCGCAACCAACGCACAAAGGAGGCAAACTAATGAAGATGGGATTTTTTGACTGGCTGTTAGGCAAGGGTTGGAACAACCCGACCGACGACGTCCCCGCAGAGTTCGTCGTCGACCCGCGCAAATTCAAGACGGTTCCGAAATGGACCCACGCCGGGCGTCCCGGTAAGGACATACATTGCCCCAAGTGCGGCACGTCTGTCCGCGTGTATAATTTTGCTTGGTCCGCGCTGGTCTGCAACGCCTGTGCCACCGTGGTGGAAAAGTACGAGTGGCTGATGCCCGTGACCCGCAAAAAAAAGAATAAGTGATGCAAACCTTCCTCCCCTACAAGAGCATGCAGCGGTCGGTCCGCTGCCTCGACTATCGACGCCTTGGCAAGCAGCGCGTCGAGGCTTTCCAAATTCTCAACGCACTGGCCGGTAAATCGAAGGGTTGGACCAACCACCCCGCCACGCGAATGTGGCGGGGTTTCGAGACGGCCCTCTCTTTGTATAAAGATTTGTGCATCGAAGAATGGGTTCGCCGCGGTTACAAGAACACGATGAAAAGAGAGACGTCTTACGATGAAATTGTGATGCCCCAGTGGTTGGGCCGCGAGGACATCCACGCAAGCCACCGCTCAAACCTCCTAAAAAAAGACCCAGAGTTCTACGGCAAATTTGACTGGTCCGAGACTGACGACTTGCCGTACGTGTGGCCGGTCACATGAAGTGGGCCATACGCGCATGTCTTTTCATGGCAGCCCTGCTGATCCTGCTTCTTGCAGCGCTGGTGGTGCCACTACCTGCCGCCGCCAGCGGATACGGCGACAAGCAATGTCTCGCCGAGGCAATGTACTTTGAAGCCCGCGATCAAGGTTGGCGCGGCATGTTGGCAGTGGGCGTCGTCATACAGAACAGGGTCCGCGACACACGCTACCCAAACGATGCCTGTGGCGTCGTGCGCCAAGGCAAATACCGCAACGGCAACCCGGTCAAACACAAATGCCAGTTCTCGTATTATTGTGACGGCAAGCCCGAACGGCCCGCGGAAAAAGAAGCATGGGCCACGGCCCGCGACCTAGCCTCTATGCTTATGACAACCGGCGTGACAATGGTGGGCCTCGACCAAGCGACGCATTACCACACCACAGCGGTTAACCCCTACTGGGCAAAGTCACTCGTCCGGGTTGAGCAAATAGGCCGCCACGTTTTCTACGCCCAAAAGTAAGGGGGTTGTGGTATGGGATTATATGTGGTAAGATGTGGCATAATAAGAAATCGGCAAAAGCCGACACGCTCTTTGACATTGTAAATATGACGCTGCTTTGTTGAGCCGTGGGCCACAACCTACGGAGATATCAACATGGACACTTTTATAATCGACATCCCTAAACGTTTTTATATCGATCACTCAGAGCGCGATCTGAAATCCGGTAAAATCATCAAAGAGCTCGCAACTAGGTACAGGTGTGAATGTACCGCCGATGATCTGCGCGAGCTGTTATCGGACGCTGAATTTTATTCTGACTGTGCTAGCGCGGGTTGGTCTGACCGGCAG